TCTTTCCTCGTTATCCACGGGAAACCGGCCGGAACCGGTGGGAACTGGTCGGGAACTGCCCAGGCTTGAGACGCCGCTACCGGATCAGGTCGGATCTCGGGCGGATGAGATTGGGGCACTTGCGAAGTCGATGCTTGGCGTGGATCTGATGCCTTGGCAGTTGCGCGCGTTGCACGGTATGACGGCTCTGAAGAAGGACGGGAGGTTCCTGCACCGTGCCGGGCTGGTGTCCACGGCCCGTCAGAACGGGAAGACGACTGCACTGTCGGCGGCCGTGCTGTGGATGCTGACGACGGAGGCCCAGCGCCGCGGGACGCCGGTCACCGTGCTCACGACGGCCCACCGGCTCGACGTGGCGGTCGAGTTGTTCCACCGCCTGGCTGAGATCCTCGAAACGACCTATGGCGCGAAGCTCGTCCGGGCGTACGGGCGGAACGAGGTTCGGATGCCGGATGGGTCCCGGTGGCTGGTGAAGGCGGCGACCGGATCGGTCGGCCACGGCCTCAGCTGCGACTTTGTGATCGCCGACGAGATCTGGGACATTGGCGGCGACTCAATGGACCAAGGCCTCGTCCCGACGATGCGTGCCCGCCCCAACCCGCTGTTCCTCATGTGGTCGACCGCCGGCACCGAGGACTCGCACGTCTTCCGCCGCTACCGGGAACAGGGCCTCCGGCAGATCGACCAGGGCGAGACCGGCCGCTTCTACTTCGCCGAGTGGTCACCGCCGCCGGATCTCGACCCGATGACGCCCGCCGCATGGGAGTACGCCAACCCCGCCCTTGGCCGGACACTCGAGCTGGACACCTTGCGAGCGGAGGCCGAGTCGCCGGACCGTGCCAGTTTCATGCGTGCCGCCGTGAACCTGTGGATCGCCACCGACCGCGGCTGGATACCGCCCGGCACCTGGACGCAGCTCCACTACTCCGGCGAGGTCCCCGCGGGCGGCGTGATCGCCATCGAGTCCTCCATCGACGACTCCGCCTACTTCGGCGTCCGATGCGTAGCCCTGCCAGGCGGTCAGACGGTCGCCACCGTCGCCTTCCACGTCGACTCGACTGCGCAGCTGATCGAGAAGGTCGAGCACTTGGCGGCCGGCACTACCACCAAGTTCGCGGTCAGCCCCACCATCGACCTGCACTTCCCGCGCCGCCTCGACAACCGGAAGGTCGTCGTCGGGTATGGCGAACTGCAGAAGTGGACGCAGGCGATCCGCCAGATGATCCTCGAAGGCAGGCTGCTCCACACGGGCGAGGTCATGCTTGCCGAGCATGTCCAGCGGGCCGTCGCGGTCAAGGTGTCCGCGTCGCTCGTCCTGTCCTCCCAGCGGTCGCCCGGCCCGATCGAACTTGCCAGGTGCATGGTCTGGTCGGCAGCTCTCGCGTCCCGCTCCATGGTGTCGGGCAAGCCGATGATCGTGGTGGCCGGCGGGTAACCTCCCAGTCGGCACCGGCCGGCGCTCCCTGGAGCTTGCCTTTCGTCGGGATCGGGACAGCTGCCTCCCGCCGGTCGGTGCCACCTAACCGCACGTCTCTGCGGAATACTGGGGGCATCATGCCGATCTTCACTCGCAAGCCCCAGAAGGCCGCCGCTGCCGGTTCCGGCTCGAACGTCGGCGCACGCTACGTCAACGACTTCACGACCTACTCGCAGTCCGAGGCTCGTGCCAGGGCGATGAGCATCCCGACCGTGGCGCGCGCCCGCGACCTGATCTGCGCGACGATCGGCACCCTGTACCTCGAAGAGTTTCGCTGGATGTGGAACGGCGACGAGATGGAGGAGGTGCCGCAGGCTCCCCGTTCGTGGCTTGCCCGTCTCGACAAGGGAGTCCCGAACTCGCACTTGTTCTCATGGTTGGCGGACGACCTGCTCTTCTTCGGCCGTGGCTTCCTCTTCGTGACCGACCGGTACGCCGACGGCTTTCCAAAGAACTTTACGAGAATGCCGGCGCAGCTCGTCACGACCCGTGACCAGCCCGGCCCCGTGTTCTACGGCCCGTCCAAGGAGATCATGTTCAACGGGCAGCCGGTTCGCTACGAGGACGTCATCCAGTTCCTCGCCCCGACGCAAGGGCTGATTTACACCACGCCAAAAGCGATCGAGACGGCGCTGAAGCTCGAGCAGGCCCGTTATCGCAACGCCTTGACCAGCATCCCCTCGGTCGTCCTGAAGCAGACCGGCGGCGAACCCCTCTCCGGGCAGGAGCTCGCCGACCTGGCGGCCGCCTTCGATCGGGCACGGATCAACAACCAGACCGCCGCCGTCAACGAGTTCATCGAGGTCAAGGAGTCGTTCGCGACGCCGGACAAGATGATGCTCAACGAGTCCGTCGAATACACGTCCAAGGATCTCTGTCGGGCGATTGGCGTGCCGGTCTACCTGCTCGGCATTGAGACCGGCTCGTACTCGTACACGAACAGCGCCTCAGCCCGTGAGGATCTGTATGTCTTCGGCATGAAGCCGATCATGAAGTGCATCGAGGACACCCTGTCGTCGGACAACGTGATCCCCCACGGGACCGGCGTCCGATTCTCGACCGACGAGTACCTGGCAGGGGTCGGCGACAAGATCGGCTCCCAGACCGAGGAAGAGGTCGCCCAGAACGGTCGGGAAAACACCCAGGACGCACTGGCCTGACGTACCCTGCACCCATGCTCAAGTTCAACGCCTCCATCGCCCTCGACGCAGCTGCCGACGACGGCACCCCGAAGCGCACCATCACCGGCGTCGCCGTTCCCTACGGTGTGGCCGCCCAGGTCACCGACGGCACCCTCGTCCGCTTTGAGCAGGGCGCACTGTCCACCGAGGGCAAGGCTCCGAAGCTGTTCCTCTACCACGATGCAACCCAGCCGGTCGGCGTGGTCACCGAGCGGGTCGATACCCCCGAGGGCATGATGTTTGCCGCCAAGATCGCCAAGACCGCCGCGGGCGACGAGGCGCTGCAGCTCGCCTCCGAAGGCGTCCTCGACTCGGTCTCGGTAGGCGTCAACCCGACGAAGTTCAAGTACGACAAGGACGGCGTCATGGTCGTCACGGCAGCGGACTGGCTCGAGTTGAGCATGGTGCCGGTCCCCGCGTTCTCCGGGGCGGTCATCACCGACGTCGCCGCCGCGGCGCAGACAATCCCAGCAGAAGAGCAGACCGTCACTATCGTGGCGGCAGAAGAGACCACCAAGGAGATCGAAGTGTCCGAGTCCCCCGCAGTCATCGAGGCGTCGCAGGTGGCGCCCGTCGTGTTCGCCCAGCCGAAGGCTTTCAAGTTCCCGTCGGCCGCCGAGTACGTCTCCAAGATCCTCGCCGGTGGCAGCGAGGCGCAGCAGTTCCTTGCCAACCTCCGCGCCGCAGCGCCGGACGTCGTCACGACCGACACGCCTGGCATCCTGCCGGAGCCGATCGTCGGCGCCGTCTACAACAACTTCCGCGGCCTGCGCCCCGTCGTCGACGCGATCGGCACCAAGGCGATGCCCGGTGGCGGCAAGGTGTTCCGCCGCCCGAAGGTCACGACCCACACCACGATCGGTGCGTCGAACGGCGAGAACGCCGCCCTCGACTCCGGCACGTTCGTCGTGTCCAACAACGACGTCACGAAGGCCGTCTACGGCGGCTACGTCAAGCTCTCCGAGGAAGACATGGACTGGACGGAGCCCGAGGTCCTCGGTCTGCTGATCGACGACATGGCGCGCATCTACGCCAACGAAACGGACAACGTCGCGGCCGATGCGCTGCTGTCCGGAACGTCGGCCACGGCCGTCTGGGGCGAGCTCACCGATCCGGGTGAGGCCGTCGCGTTCGTGTACGACGCCGCCCGCGAGATCCTCGAGGACTCGAACGGCAACCTGCCGACCCATCTGTTCGTCAGCCCCAACGTGTGGCAGTCGCTCGGCCAGATGGAGGACAGCGCAGGCCGTCCGCTGTTTCCGCAGGTTGGCCCGATGAACGCCTTCGGCAACCTCCAGCCGGGCAGCACGTCGGCCACCGCCTTCGGCCTCACGGTCGTCGTCGACCGCAACTTCGCCTCGAACACGGCGATCGTCGGCGACCCGTCGGGCTTCGAGATCTTCGAGACCCCCAAGGGCGCCGTCCAGGTCGAGGCCACCGACGGATCGCTGTCGAAGATCATCAAGTTCCGCGGGTACTTCACCACACTGATGATCGACGCCGACAAGTTCGTCAAGCGAGTCGCCGCCTAACCCCGTAGGAGGCCAGTAATGGCCGTCTACACGGTCACACATCGCTACACGGTCGACGGGTACTCCGTCCTGCAGCTGCTCGAGCCGAGCGAGTTGGAGGTCGGGGTGTCCGTCACCGTGGCGGGCGTCCACGCCGGTTACAACGGCAGCCGCACCGTCTACGCCCTCCCCCAGTACCTGTACCTAGGCGTCGACGACGACGGCGACCTCATGTTCGACACGGCGGTCGCCATCCCGAACCAGCTGCTCTTCTCGACCAGCCACACTGACGAGGAACGGATGGCGGCGTCCGGCACCGTCACCTATGCGCCGACCTGCACCTGGGTGTCCGAGGCCGAGGTCACCGCGTACCTCAACATCACGGTCGCCTCGGCGAACGACACGGTGCTTATCGGGCAGGCCCGCGCCGCCGCCAACCAGTTCTGCTACCGCCGCAGGCAGGAAGCCGGCTACTTCGATTCGCTGACCACGGTGCCAGGCGCAGACGTCAAGCTCGGCACGCTTGCCTACGCCGCAGCTCTCTACCGGGCACGCGGCTCGTCCGGCGACACCTACGCCACCTTCGACGGGATGGGCACCCCCGCCGTCGTCGCCATGCCGGCCATCGTCAAGCAGCTGCTCGGCATCGACCGTCCCGCGGTCGCCTAATGGCCGGCACCGGCCTTATCAACGAGGCGCTCGACGACCTCGCCACCACCCTTGCAACCATCAGCGGCGTCCCCGCCGTTCGCGACCCGCGGAACATCACCCCGGGCTGCGTCCTTATCGGCGCCCCATCGTTCACCGCATGGAACTACAACATCGTCGAGCTGACTGTGCCATGCACCATCATTTCGTCGGGCCCCGGCAACCAGGACGCCCTTGACCAGCTGCTGTCCATCGTGGCGCTGGTCATGGCCAAAAACGTCGCCGTCATTGACGGCCGACCCACCCAGATCACGATCGGCGGCGTAGACGCACCGGCCTATGAAGTAACCGTCAAGATGCAGGCGCAGACCGCGTAGCAGCACTACCGTAAGATCCACATAGCCCCGCTGGCCCGACACGGCGGTCCCACTCCAGGAGACCCCCTACATGGCAACCAGCACTTACCTCTCGAACCCGGTCGTTACCGTCAACAGCATCTCGCTGACCGACCAGTGCACGGCCGCCACCCTCACGGTGCGCTACGACCAGCTCGAGTCGA